GATCCAAAGTTTCCAGTAGCTACACCTTCATGCTCATGGATTACAACTCCATCATACATTCCCAATGCTCCAGCAAATAACGGATTATCATCACCGCGCACATTTGCTTCACGCTGTATCTGCTGAAAACCATCAAGCTGAAATAAGTCATAAGAGACTTCGGGATGTACTAACAATACATAGTAATCCTTACCTTCTACTTTAATAGGTCGCATTTTCCAAGTAGCAGAAGCACCTAGCATGGCGATACGCTTTAATTTAGAAATATCTTCCAAAGCGATTTTATCAGTAGCTGCCAAATTAGCTTCATCATCAGAATTAGCATAAGCAGATCCGCTAGTTCCTGAATCTGCTCTTAGCTGACCAAAAGTACCACTGGTTGCTGTTAAAGCACTAAAGATCTGTGCATCGTGATCTTCTGCGTAGGATCTTTTCAACTCAGAAAGAGCTTCTGTACGAAAATCGTACAAGACCTTACTATCTGCAAAATTACCATCACTAATCACAGCAAATCTTCTGTGTGCTGTTGCTACAGTTTGAGTATTAGAAGTAAGATTAGCTTCGTTACCTTCAATCGCAGTATCACCAGTGTAAAAACCACCGCTACTGTTATCTGAGGCTGGTGTTAATCCAACAAGACCGAAAGTAATGTCCTTACCTTTGCCTTCATCCATTTGTTTTTTTACTATCATAGAATCAAAAGATTCTCCCATGAACTTGGAGAAATAAATCTCTTTGCCAACTTCGTAAGCAAGTTGTTTCGCCCAACGGGAGACCTGCATTCCTGAACTCCAGTTTGCCATCGTATTATCCTTTTTTGGCTATATGTTTATCCAGAAGAAGAATCCATCAAAGCCTGTCTACGCACATCCTCTGGTAATTTTTCCCAGTCTGATTGCATAAGGTTGTCAAAATCAATAGCAGTTTTATTCCCACCAGTAGCATTGGAAAGTGTTGTTGGCACTTCCTCTGCTTGGGTAAGTTTTTCTGTTACTTGTTTTACACCTTCTGTTTTGGCTTTATTCTTCTCCTGATTTAAAGTCATAAGCGTGTACGCATCTTCAATTTGTGCGATCCCACGCTCATCTCCGAATTTTGCAACAGCTTGGAGTTCTTCGTTGGACATAGTAGGGTGAGACTTAATAAAACCATCAATCATATCCTGTTGAGCTTTTTTCATTCTACTCTCATTGATCTCTCTTTCTTGTACTTTGCGTTGTTCAGCGAACTTGCTTTCTATTTGTTTAGAGATATGCGGTAAAATCGAATTCAGATCATACGGATCATATTCTGGTAGTTCTGGCTCTACTTCTTTTGGAGAAGTATTTACCCTGATTTCATCAAGAGACTTACGCAATTCACCAAGTTCATTGGTCTGCCTGCCATTGAGTTCCTGAAGATTCCTATAAGACTTATCTGTATTAGAAGCGTATTCTACTAATTCATCCACAGAAGCAAATTCTTTGTTTCCGACTTTGTAGCTTTGAGTTTCTGCAACAGGTGTCTCTGCTGTTTGCTCGTTACTATTTGATTCTGGAGAATCTGTGGCAGTGCCATCCAATTCTTTAGCCTCATCAATGTAACTTTCTTGCTTTTCCATTGTACCTTATCCTTATTTTAGGGGGTTGTGAATCACGATTTGTCCTCACCAGTCATCTGTGACTGCATTTGCTGCGCTTGCATTTGTGCGGATCGCTCTTCTTCAAATTTTTCGAGTATTTCTCTTCCTGCATCTAGGTCGGAAAGCTCAACATAGAGAGGAAATAAACTTGAGTATCCGTTTCTGACCAGTTCACCAACCTGTTGTGCCTTTGCTGCCTTCATGGTTGCGGAGTTTTCTCCTCTGTCCAGAACAATATCAAATTCAAATTTTTCAAAGTTGGTTAAAAACCTAGCTATTGTCTCATTAATCACTGCTACTTCTTCTGGAGACTCTGCTTTTTCGGTTTCTGCACCAATAATTCTTTTAATTTTATCAGGCGTATAGAACTGTTGCATATTTTTAAGTGCCTGCATGAGAACTGTAGTCTTAGTTAGATCTAAATTTTCCATCTGTTCTTGCAAGGTCATCATACCCTGTCTAATTCTTGTCTGTGCTGCTATACCACTTTCTTTTGTGGATGTGGCAATACCCATCATTGGGTTGGAAGCACCACTAATTTCTTTGGCATCAAACTCTGCTTTTTGCTCCATAGCAGCAATACTACTTACCAAAGATAAGTGAGAGTTTGACCATTGCTGCATAAAGTCCGTAATTCGCCCCTTAAAGCCAGGAATACCAATCCACCTTCCTGTTGTGGAGGCTTCATTCATTTCCTCCTGAGAAACCTTATTTCCAGCAAATACACCGCCACCTCTAGGGGATCGGTTGATAATATCCAACATTTGTGAACGCCTTTTGTCTTTTTCACGCTGTGGATCTTTCATATTTTCTACAATACCAAAGGTTTCAATGTAGTTACCCATATCTTCAAACTGATAAAAGTAAGGAATTAACGGAAATTCATTGTGCATATACGGATTACTCTTTTTTTCCTGTAAAATGTGCATCCCTGCGGACATGGTAACGTAAGTTTTCGGTACAATTCGACTAATGACACCAAAATCAGTCATCATTGGCACTTTGGCAGCTTCTTCTATCTGTTTTAATTCTTTAATTTTTGTCTCAGCAGCTCTTTTGGATGCAAACCCTTGTTTAGAAATGCGAGCAGTAGACTTATTGATGATAAAATGCTCTCTTTCATACTCTCTATTCCACATTTCAAGCACTCTAACCTTGCGGTGCATCTCATCTAAGTGGTATGCTGAGTTAATTGGCTCTGCACTACTGTAAAAACTTCCTATTTCTTCTCCCATTTCGTGCGGATACTGCATAAAACCTTCTACAGAACTAATATCATCTACCGCATCAGGGTACATTTGTTGTAATTGTTGTAAAGTTAGGTACTTAGATCGTGCTAAATAATTCCAATCTTTGGTATGTGGAGATCTACACTCTGGATCAATAAGAACATTTGCCCACGACTCTCTTTTTATCGTTAACTCACCATCATAATATTGCCCAGGTTCTACACATACATCAATCCAACCTCTTCCTGTAATCACACCATCCTTAAATACGCGACTAAATAAGCTCTGTAACTGTCTGTTCCGATCTAAATGATATAAAAGAGCTGTCGTGAGCATAGCTTCATTCTCATCATCGGATTCTACAGGGCGCGCCTTCCATGAAGATCGCCCCTGCCTTTCTATTCCAGTCACCAAGTTCACTTTTGGTAAAATAATATTTAACTGTAATGGTGGTCTACCTTCTGCGCGTAATGTTTGCAGATCATCCTCTTCCCAATGACCAGTTCCATAACTTCCTGTGTAAAATCGAGCCGATTCTTCGGCTGCATCCATCCATGTGGAATCATTTTCCATCATGGCATCAAACACTTCATGTATTTCTTGTAAATTCATGTACTCATCCAACTTGTGCGTTTATTTTGTGAAAAACCCCATAAGCCATAGTCATCACTAGGTTCATGGGGAGAAAAGCTATCTTCGACATAATGTACGAGATACCGTAAACAATCCATTGCGTGATCGTTCTTTTTAACGGGTTCTTCTGGTAAGTTTCTATTTTCAAATCCGTGTTTGAGTTCCTTCCACTTATAATCAACGATTTCTTCGAGCAAAGGTTTCATATTTAATTTATTAAAAAACAATAACTTAGAGCGCATATTCTCATCTAGCTTCAAATACGAGGAGACTCTTTCAAATCCAGCACGCTTATCGTTCTTTGCTTTTTCCCATTCAATTCCATAGTCATACCACTCATCCGCAACGCTATTCCCATCTCTTTCGGTACGAACAATACTGGGATCTGCCAAAAAGGTATAGTTGACCCCGCTTTGTAGCCTGCGTTCTACCTTTGGTACTAACATTTCTATGGTATGTTCCGACTCATAGATTAAATCGTAGACATAAATAGTGCCTTCTTCATCTGTAGCAGCAAACAGTATAGAACTTGGGTTACGATACCCATAATCATAGACTACATAGTGATTCCACCACTTTGGAATGTCAAAAGACTTCATACAATGTGTTTCCTGCTTAAACTCTGGATATACCAACCCTGCAAAATCATCCCAACTACAATATACATACCTGTTAACCCATTGATCTGGCATAGATAATAAATGATTGATGTAATCGGCAGGTAAATGCGGATTATCGGAGTACAATGCTACTTCCTTGTCTGTTTTAGGCGCGGGTGCGCCTGGTTGCCAAGTCATAGTTTCAATTAACCTGTAGCCACCCTTCTTTTTATTCTGTTTTTCCTTATCCTTTTTCCATCTCTTCCATACCCAGTCATGCCCTGCTGGATTGCAAGTATGAAAGGAACAACGCATCGCGTTTTTTCTACGCATCTGACCCGCAGCAGCAATAAAGGTAGCTTCGGTCATTTCTTCAATCTGATCAAACGCAAACCACCCTAAATTCATAGATTTTATTCTTTGAATCGAGTCTCTGGAGTCATCCAACGCCATATAAACGATTTTAGACCTGTTTTTAAAGATAATTTCTCGGTCTTGGGCGCGATGTTTGTCAATAAACCCCTGACCAAGATCGAGCAACTGGATCAGCGTAGATTTTTTAAATGAATCCAATACTTTTCTGCCCATTAACCCTAAATTGCCCTGAAATGCTGCACTTTGATGGATAGCCTCCATACACATAGCTTCGGTTTTACCCGTTCCCAAAGATCCTGCTAATACTTGATGCTTACTCCAACCTGTAAATAAATGATACTCTTCCTGATGGTCTAAAGGCGAGGTTGCGTTCCCTTCCCCATCTCTATAGGATATATTGACTTCCACTAAGCCTGACTCCTGTACCACATTTCCCAATCCAGTGGTAATTTGCCATTATCGTCTAATTGAAATAAGTCCAAAGCAAATCGTGTGGCTTCATTAGCCATAAATGGGGTTAACCCAAAAGATGTTCGTAGATAAATCTCAAAAATATCTTTGGGAGTCATGTGAATGTTGTCGCGGATTGCTTCTCGTTCCAATCTGCTTAGTTTATCTTCATCTTTTTTAATATTGCTTCCCTATCCTTTGGTGAAGTGCCAGAAACCATCACATTCACCTGTGTATTTTGCTGATTTGTCCTGTCTCTATACTTACCTGGGTCGTGTGCTTTGAGCTGAAAGATACGCTCGGTTACATTGCCCGCTTTGCCCGCTTGTGTGAAGGAAAGTTTTTCGAGTTCATCCAATCTATCGGTTAAGAATCCCTGTTGTATTTCTTTGACTGCCTGCTGAAATGCAGGATCACCTTTCATCGCGAATCGTACCGATTGTGGGAAATAACCCATTTCTTTAGCAGCATGGGAAATAAACCCGTTGTTTGCTACTAAATATGTCAAGAATTTATCTTTTTTTGCGGTAAAACGAGTTTTTAAGCCTGTTTCTTCTTCGTATTCAGCAAGAAATGTCTTTAAATAAGGATTGTCTTGCGCGTTTTTCGTAGCTTGCTTGATCACTTCCGTCTTACTCTTCTTCTTTCTTGGCATATAAGTATAACGAAAACATACACTTATAGTTCCATCAATATCAACACCAGTGTTGATTTAAGATATAGGATACTCCGCGATACTCTGAGTATCGTAAAAATATTAAGTGTCTATATAAGTGGATTTAGAGGTAGCGTACTTTGCGTACTTAGAGTATGATAAAAAAAGCCTTTTAGGCATAAAAAATTATCTGGGTGGTATAATACACCCCCTATGCGTTTGTCGGAGCGGT